GAAGTGCGATCCAGATTAATATCACTGGGGTTGGAGGCGCAACAGTTGATTCTAGCTATCCAGAGAGTAGTACAATCGAAGGCGAACTCGCTGATTGACGAGGCAGAGTCCCAAGCAGAGCTTATGTTTTCTTACGTGAGGTCCAGAGTTAATTGAGATACTTCACAGTAGACGAGTTCAACTGTCAACACACAGGTGAAAACAACATGGAACCTGAGTTCATGGAAATGGTAGATGAACTGAGGGATCGGTGTGGTTTTCCGTTTGTTATCACTAGCGGCTACAGGTCACCCCAGCACCCAATAGAAGCAAAGAAAGATGTACCCGGAACTCACGCGCAAGGCATAGCGGCAGACATAAAAATAACTAACTCTGCCCACCGGTACACGATAATAAGAGAGGCTTTGGCAATGGGTTTCGCTGGGATTGGCGTCGCTAGTGACTTTATTCACGTAGATACACGGGGTTCTGCTCCGGTTATTTGGACGTACTGATGTTATACACAAGACACAAGACTCTTACAGACAACACAGAGCAGTCCATACTGACTATTCCTAATGGACATGTAGCACATGTAAAGTACGTATTTGTTGCCAACCACGGAGGCTCTACGAACCAAGTAGACCTCTTCTGGGAAATTGGTGGTACACCTCAAGTGTACATTATGGACGGCACTAGCATTGGCTCTGGAAGCAGAGAAATACTAGGAGACTCAGGGTCTGGTGTAATTTTTGTTTTGCACGAAAGCGAAACAGTAAAAGCACAGGCGGCATCAGCAACAGGAAGTATAGAAATTGTGTTAACTCTAGACTTGTTACCACAACCACCTGTATTTGTAAACTTTAACGGTGCATAACGATGATTACTTTTCTAGGTGCTGATTGGTGTCCTGCTTGCAGAAGAACTAAGAAAACCTTAAAAGAACTAAACATGGAGTACAAGTACGTTGAGATACCTCCGGGTCAAGCCGGTTGGGACTTAGTAGAAACGATGACAGGTAAACGATCTATACCACAAATATTCTATCACTTTGGTGGATCTAAAGACTTTAACGAAGCACTAACATCACTCAATCTCACAGGAGAAACCACTCAATGATTAAATATCTCTTAGCCTCGCTCGTTCTTTTTTCATCAGCAGTCTTTGGACAAACTGTCATCAACTTTGACGACGGTTCTACTTACACCCTGAAAGAAAAAGAAGAAATTTTTATTAGCAACTCAAACAATGCTTTTTTTAAGCGTAAGCTAATGAAAGACAAAAGCACTTACTTTATAGTGCAAAAGCCTTGGGAAAAGCGTGACCACGTACCTCAACCAACGGACGGTATGACTAAAGGCTCTCACGAGTGGTGTTCAACTTACGAGCCGTGGAGCGAAGGCTTTACGTGGGATATGCAGACTTGGCAACGCCACTGCGACTCTAACGGTGACGGCGTTTATGACGAAAACGATGACCGTTGGGACGGCTAATATTTGACAGACTTAAACGTACAACTGCTACCGTGGCAACAAGAGGTCTACTCTGATCCAACACGGTTCAAGGTAGTAGCCGCTGGGCGAAGAACAGGGAAGTCTCGCCTAGCCGCTTGGATGTTGATTATCAACGCCCTACAGTCCGACAAAGGACACGTTTTTTACGTTGCGCCCACGCAGGGACAAGCCCGTGACATCATGTGGCAGACCCTGTTGGAGCTAGGACACCCTGTTATATCTGGATCTCACATCAACAACCTCCAGATTAGGCTGGTCAACGGGGCCACGATTAGTCTCAAAGGAGCCGACAGGCCAGAGACAATGCGTGGTGTGTCCTTGAAGTTTCTCGTGATGGACGAGTACGCAGACATGAAGCCTGACGTATGGGAGCAAATCCTCCGTCCAGCACTGGCTGACCAGAAGGGATCAGCGTTGTTCATAGGTACGCCTATGGGCAGGAACCACTTTTACGAACTGTACAAGTACGCAGAGCTAGGTGACGATGAGACTTACAGGGGCTGGCATTTCACCAGCTACGACAATCCAATCTTGGACTCAAACGAAATCGACATGGCAAAAAAGTCAATGTCGAGTTACGCCTTTAGACAAGAGTTCATGGCCTCGTTTGAAGCCAGAGGCTCAGAGATGTTCAAAGAAGATTGGGTCAAGTTCGGAGAAGAGCCAGAGGAAGGAGACTACTACATCGCTGTTGACTTGGCTGGCTTTGAGGACGTAAACAAGAAACGGACGAAGAACACTAAACTAGATGAAACCGCAATCGCTGTCGTTAAAGTTGGTACTGATGGTTGGTACGTTGATAACATTATACATGGGCGGTGGGAGCTTAACGAGACTGCCGCCAAGATATTTCAGGCCGTTAGAGACTACAGACCCATTAGCGTTGGTATTGAACGAGGGATTGCCAAGCAAGCTGTAATGAGTCCACTGATGGATCTGATGAAACGCTACGGGCAGTTCTTCAGGGTAGAAGAGTTAACCCACGGTAACAAGAAGAAAACCGACAGGGTGATGTGGGCTCTACAGGGACGTTTTGAAAACGGGTTTGTAACCCTAAGCAAAGGAGAGTGGAACAGTAGGTTCTTGGACCAACTCTTTCAGTTTCCAGACGCACTAACCCACGACGACTTGGTTGACGCACTAGCGTACATAGATCAGCTAGCTAAGGTAGCGTACAGTTACGACTTTGAGATTGACGACCACGAGATACTAGACGTAGTAGCAGGATACTAGATGAAAGTTTTCAGACCCTTCAATACCTACGGAATATACGCAATCAGTGCTGTAGTGTTTTTTACACTAGGGTACTCCATTGCTGTAATTTAAGGAACCTAAGATGGCAGAAGATATTTACAGCCCAGATCCTCTGATGATAGAGGAGTCTCTGGAAGAGTGGGTGATGACCAAGTGTGAAAACTGGAGAGATCACTATGAGTCAAACTACGAAGAAAAATTTGAAGAATACTATAGGCTATGGCGAGGTCAATGGGACCCTGCTGACACCGAAAGAGCATCGGAACGTTCTAGAATTATCTCTCCTGCGCTTCAGCAAGCTGTAGAGTCTAACGTAGCGGAGCTAGAGGAAGCCACGTTTGGCAGAGGTAAGTGGTTTGACATTTCTGATGATGCAAACGACAAAGACAAGCAGGACATCCTGTACCTCCGCAAGAAGCTCACTGAAGACTTTGAAGCCTGTAAGGTACGTAAGGCTGTAGCAGAGTGCCTCATCAACGCCGCTGTGTTTGGCACAGGTATCGGTGAGATCACGCTGGAAGAGATCAAGGAGATGGCTCCAGCCACACAGCCGATCATGGACGGACAGTTGACTGCCGTGGGTGTTAACATCACCGACAGGGTTGTAGTAAAGCTGAAGCCCGTGTTGCCTCAGAACTTCCTGATTGACCCTGTGGCTACGTCCGTTGAGGACGCTATGGGTGTTGCTGTGGACGAGTTTGTGTCCAAGCACAGTGTAGAGCTACTACAGGAGCAAGGCGTGTACAGGGACGCTTACATTGAGTCTGCGGCCCCTGACAACGACCTAGAGCCTGACCAAGACTTAACGATCTACAACGACGACAAGGTACGACTGACCAAGTACTACGGTTTAGTGCCTCGTGAGTTGCTAGAGGCTGAAGACGTAGACGTAGACGATGAGTCAAAGTACGTTGAGGCTATCGTCGTTATCGCTAACGGCGGTACGCTATTGAAGGCAGAAGCCAACCCTTACATGATGCAAGATCGTCCTGTTGTTGCGTTCCCTTGGGACGTAGTACCCGGACGGTTCTGGGGCAGAGGCGTGTGCGAGAAGGGCTACAACAGCCAGAAGGCTCTAGACACAGAGCTACGCGCACGTATTGACGCCCTGTCACTCACTATTCATCCTATGCTGGCGATTGACGCAACTAGGTTGCCCAGAGGCGCTAGACCAGAAGTTCGCCCCGGCAAGATGATACTAACTAACGGAGATCCCCGTGAAGTACTTCAACCTTTCAACTTTGGGCAAGTGGGGCAAATCACTTTTGCACAAGCCGCTAGCCTTCAACAGATGGTGCAACAAGCAACTGGAGCCGTGGATTCCGCTGGCATTGCGGGACAAGTCAATGGTGAAGCTACTGCCGCTGGCATTAGTATGTCTCTTGGTGCTATTATTAAGCGGCATAAGCGCACTCTTATAAACTTCCAGCAGTCTTTCTTACTGCCCTTTGTAACCAAAGCCGCACACCGATACATGCAGTTTGACCCTGAGAACTACCCCGTAGCTGACTACAAGTTCAACGCTACGAGTACTCTGGGTATCATCGCTCGTGAGTACGAGGTTACACAGTTGGTGCAACTCTTGCAGACTATGAAGCAAGACAGCCCACTGTACCCTGTGCTGATCCAGAGCATCATTGATAACATGAACCTCAGTAACCGTGAGGAGCTTATTGCGGCAATGCAACAGGCTTCACAACCTGATCCTCAAGCACAGCAGATGGCTATGGTGGCACAACAAGCACAGCTTGAGTTCCAGCAAGCGCAGACTGCCGCTCTACAGGGTCAGGCCGCAGAGTCTCAGGCTAGAGCCGGTAAGTACAGTGTGGAAACACAACTTGCACCGCAGGAGCTTGAGATTGAGAAGATCGAAGCAATCACACGAAACCTCAGAGAAGGTGACGAAGACGATAAAGAGTTTGAGCGTAGGCTAAAGATTGCTGAAGTAGCTCTGAAAGAAAAAGAGCTTGTTGATAAATCAAAACCTAAAGAGCAACCAAAACCAAATCCTAATGCTGAAATTGAACAGCAACTTTTAAAACAGTTGATGGGGTAAATTATGTCTGAATTAGTTGTTGCCGCCGCATTAGCTAAGATTGCCACAGAACTTGGGTCGATTAAAGGCGATCCGGGTCCTGCTGGTGCGAAAGGCCCCAAAGGCGATAAGGGCGAAAAAGGCGCTACAGGTCCACAAGGACCCAAAGGCGAAGTAGGTCCTCAAGGTCCTCAAGGCCCTAAAGGTGATACAGGCCCTAAAGGTGAGCAGGGTGCTAGTGTTTCAAAGATAGAAAGTGACAAAATTGACGGAAGCCTTACGTTTAATTTATCAGATGGGACTTCTCAAACAATTCGCTTACCTGTTGTTAAAACAGAAGGAAATGGCAAAGGCGGTGGTAGTCACACCGTTTTACACAGAGGCGCTACAAGAATCAGCGACCTCACAGATGTAAAAGTTACGGGAGACAACGCACCGTCCAACGGACAAGCCCTTGTTTGGAACGCTACAGACAACCGTTTCCAACCCGGAACAATATCCGGTGGAGGCGGAGGTGGTGGTATTGCGCTCACAGATCTGTCAGTAACTACGAATACAGCAGGTACTGCGGCTCTTAGCTACAACAATACGACAGGCGTATTTAGCTATACCCCACCAGACTTATCTAGTTATCTTACGAGCTACACAGTTACACAAAGTGACGTAACTGCACACCAAGCGGCTTTGTCTATTACAGAGGCGCAGATTAGTGACTTGGGAAGTTACTTGACCAGTGTGGCATTGAATGATGTTTCAGATGTAACAATTACATCAGCATCCAATGGGCAAGTACTCAAGTACAACGGTACAACATGGGTAAACTCTACTGATTCTAGCGGCATTGCCTTAACTGATCTTTCTGTTACGACTAACGCCGCTGGTACTGCCGCCCTAAGCTACAATAATTCAACAGGTGTATTTAGTTACACACCCCCAGACTTGTCTAGCTACCTAACAAGTTACACAGTAACTCAAAGCGATGTTACAGCACATCAGGCGGCGCTTTCAATAACAGAGAGTCAGATTAGCGACTTTGGTACATACAACAATTACACCGACAGTGATGTAAATACACATTTAAACCAAAGCACTGCGGCAAGTAACGAAATACTTAGCTGGAACGGCTCTGATTACGAGTGGATAGAGCAGGGAATCAACACGGTTTATTCGCTCACTGGTACAGCCATCGATCCAACAAACGGCGGCATCCAAACAAAAACTGTAGCGGCTAATACAACGTTTACGGAGACGTTAGCTTCTGGCGAAAGTGTGGTTCTAATGCTGGAGGGTGGTGCATCTTACACGATTATATGGCCTACGATAACGTGGGTTACAAGTTCTGGTAACTCTGCTCCGACGCTTACAGCCAAGGATACGCTTGTGCTATGGAAAGTTAGCACAACGCTGTATGGAGCTTACGTAGGTAGCTACGCATGAGTGAGCTAGCAATGACGTTGGCATCTGCCGCTGGTAATGTTAGTGGTGGAACGCCTCCTTCCTCTAATGCGTGGGATATTTCTTATGCCGAATTAGAGAGTGATTCAGCAAACGCGTGGGACGTTAGTACAGCTACGTATGTAAGCACACAATCTGGAACCTTTGGAACTGACCCGTTTGGCGTAGCCTTTAAAACAGACGGCACTAAACTGTATACGATTGCTTATAATAGCAATGCTATATACGAGCATAGCTTATCAACAGCTTGGGACATAACGACTAGCTCATATACGACATCATTTTCCGTAGGCTCCCAAGAAATTTACCCTTCAGGTTTGGTATTTAAGCCAGATGGAACCAAAATGTACATCATAGGCTTTGCGGGTGACGACGTTAACGAATACGATCTAAGCACTGCGTGGGACATAAGCACCGCTAGTTTTTCTAATACCACGTTTAGTGTTCAGGGCCAAGAAACAAGCCCAAGAGGATTGTTTTTTAAATCAGACGGTACAAAGTTGTATGTAACTGGTCAAACTGGCGACGATGTTAATGAATACACGTTAAGCACAGGCTGGGATTTAAGCACAGCAAGCTACTCCCAAAACTTTTCTGTAGCCGCGCAAGAAGCCGCACCTCAAGATGTGCATTTTAAATCTGACGGAACCAAGATGTACATCATTGGAACGTCGGGCGATGATGTCAATGAATATAATTTAAGTACTGCATGGGACGTTAGCACTGCAAGCTACTCGCAAAACTTTTCTGTATCCACGGAAGAGACGTACCCAAGGGGGATGTTTTTTAGGCCAAACGGTTTAACGATGTATGTAGTCGGTTCGTTAGGCGATGATATAAATCAATACAATCTTGGGAAAAAAGTATTTAATGTTGCAAGCCAAGAGGCTAGTCCTAACTCATTAGCATTTAAATCAGACGGCACCAAAATGTATGTTGTGGGCGGCGGTGGGGTCGCTATCGACGAATACAATTTAAGTACTGCATGGGACATAAATACTGCAACGTATTCTCAGCAAGCTTCGGTAGGCGCTCAAGATACCAGCCCCCAAGGACTTTATATAAAATCAGACGGTACAGCAGTGTACGTGCTAGGGCTTACTGGTGATGATGTAAATCAATATAGCTTATCAACAGCGTGGGATATAAGCACTTTGAGTTACGTGCGGAACTTCTCTATTGCGGCGAAAGAGTTGAATCCTACAGGTGTTGATTTTAAATCTGACGGTACTGAAATGTATATTACGGGAGTTTCAAGCGATGCCGTACATCAATATAGTTTAAGCACCGCGTGGGACATTAGCACTGCTAGTTTTACTCAATCGTTTTCTGTTAGCGGCCAGTTCACCGAACCAAGCGAATTACGGTTCAAACCTGACGGCACCAAAATGTATGTGTTGGGTCAATCGACAAACAAAGCCGTAAGCGAATACAACTTAAGCACTGCATGGGACATTAGTACTGCAAGTTATTCACAACAAAAAGCAGTATTAGGGACAACCCCAACCGGCTTGTTTTTTAAGACCGACGGGACGCAAATGTATGTTCTAGACCGGATAACCGACGATATTTACCAATACATAATTGAGTAGGAGTAATCAATGTTTGTAAAAACAGCAAACGATCAAATAGTTGAGTACCCGTATAGCATAGAGCAGTTTCGTGCTGACAATCCAACTATTTCTTTTCCCGCAGAAATTTCGGACGAAACGCTAGTTGCTTATGACGTTTATCCTGTTGGGTACGAGCCAGCACCAGAATATGATTCTGCTACTCAAAAAATGGTTGTTTCATCTCAACCGTCACTGATAAACGGTAGTTGGGTGTTGACCAAAAGCATCGTAGACAAAACAACAGATGAAATTACGGCTGACACTGCCACTAAAGCCAGTCAAATGCGTGATCTTAGAAATCAACGGTTAGCACAAACAGATTGGTGTGCAGGAACTGACGTAACTATGACAACAGAAATGGTTACGTACAGACAAGATTTGCGAGACTTGCCAGCCCAAGAAGGATTTCCGTATTCTGTAATTTGGCCCACTAAACCCGCTTAAGGAATAATTACACATGATTATGACACAAACCGAAATGAACAACTTTCTCAAGCAGATTAACGAGGCGTTCAAGGATCATTTCGACAAAATAGAGCGGCTACAGGCGAAACTCAATGAACTGGAGGAGAAGATTAATGCCACAGAAAAAAGACCCACGGCTAGCAAGAGCAGGGGTAAGCGGGTACAACAAGCCGAAGAGGACGCCTAATCACCCCTCAAAGTCACACGTAGTTGTGGCTAAAGAGGGTGACAAAGTTAAGACTATACGATTTGGACAACAGGGAGTCAGCGGTGCTGGAAAAGATCCTAAGACTGCTAAAGAAAAGGCAAGGCGTAAGTCCTTTAAGGCTAGACACTCTAAGAACATTGCTAAAGGAAAGATGAGTGCCGCATACTGGGCAAACAAGGTGAAATGGTGATATGGCTGGACTATACGAAAACATACACAAAAAACGC